ATGGATTCTAACGCGCGAGATCGCGATACCAATATATTCTTCTACGGCAACAGCACCGCAGAACCGCCCAGGCGAATGAAGCTTGTTGTATCTTTGTACGGCAAGGCGGCGCGAAGTTGGCAGTCAAAGCTCTACAACATGCCTTTCGATATCATCATTTATGATGACCACGACGACTTCGCACGGTTGATGAACCTTGATGCAAGAGAATCGTCCGAAATTCGCGCGGAACGTACCCGGTATCTTATGATTGAGCCGCTTGCCGACCGCTCCATCTCGATTCGGCAAATCCTCCGATGGGAGAATGGCCGTCCCGTGTTGGAGGTTTAACCGGCACACAGCCCGCTGCAGTTTCGGACTTAACGATCAGACATAGCGAATTCCCTCTGCGCGGTCGTCACCATCGTAAGCAGACCGAGTTTCACCAGCGGTCGCGCCCCCGATCGCCATGATCAGCGCGTCAATGCCGTCGATCTTTTTCGGGCTGTCCTTGTGCTCTTTCTTCGGCAGGATCGACCCGTTGACGCGGCGATCGACGACGCAGTTCGACGCCATCCACGTCAGCACCGGGTTGCCATCGAAGCGGAACTTGTTGATCTCGACCCACGCCTCTAAGAGCTTCGCCGGCTCGCTGTAGGTGTCCGGCTTCTTGTGGATGATCTCCACCGGCAGGCCATCGCCCATAAGATTCGCTGAGATTTGTGCCGAGCCGTAGTGCTCAAGGCGGATTTTCTCCACCTGATGCGCGTCGCAGAGCGCGCGAATGTCGGCCTCGATCGCGTTGTGATCGATGAAGTTGCCTTCGGTCGTGGTGATGAAGCCCTGATCGGCCCACACCTTGTAATGCGTCGTGGTGCGGTGGGCGCAGATTTCAACCAAATCTTCCGGCAGATAGAAGCGAGCGAAGGCGTGAAGCATCCCCTCACGTTCGAACACGATAACCAGCGCGGCCACGTCGTTCGTGTCGGCCAGGTCAACGCCGATCCATGCCGCCTCGCCTGCAAAGTCTTCGATCTTGAGCTTGTCGTCGGCGCACGCCTTCCATTGCTCCATTGAAAGCCATGTCGAGTGCGAATTTTGCCAGACGTTGAGGCGCTTCGTCTTGAACTCACCAGCGCTGGCCGGCGAGTTCTTCGCCTGCTTGGCATAGGAGCGCATTTTGTCGAGATCGACAGAGACGTGAAGGTTCGGGTTTGCTTTTGGCCACACCGCTTCATTGAACGGATCGTCGCCTTCATCCAGCGTGTAGATGACGCCGAAATAGGTGTCATCGTCGATCACACCCTGCAGAACCTTGCAGAGATAATCGCGCTGTTCGTAGCAGACACCCTGCGTGTTGTAGCCGGCCGTGGTGATGTACCAGCCGAGCGGATTTGAGCGCGCGCCGGTTGCCGATCGCAGCACGTCGAATAGCGAACGATCCTTGTGTGCGTGCAGCTCGTCCACCACCGTGAGGTGAGGGTTGAGGCCGTCTTGCGTCGACGACTTCGCATTGATCGGCTGGATGCTGCCATTGTTGCCGTGGCAGACGACGGCATTCGCCATTACTTCAAGGCCGAAGGCCTCGCACAATTCCGGCGTTGCGCGTGCCATCTTCGATGCAACATCGAACACGATGCGAGCCTGTCCGCCCGTCGTCGCGGCCGTCTTGATCTGCGGGCCGACTTCGCCATCACAGGTGAGGCAATAAAGCGAGACACCAGACGTGAGCGCGGATTTCGCGTTCTTGCGCGCCACTTCGGTGTAGGCCTGTTCGAAGCGCCGGCCGTCGTCGCGCTTTCGGCGCCAGCCGAAGACACACACCAGCAAGAAAACCTGCCACGGTTCGAGGGTGATCGTCGGCGAGGCCCATTTGCCTTCAATGTGCGGCAGCTTCTCGATGAAGTCGCACACGTCGGCCGCGTGCCAATCGTCGAAGCGATAGGGCCAGTCCGAATCCGTCTGCGCTCGCTCAAGATCGGCAAGGTGACGCTGGCAGGCAAGTCGCGTCCACTTGCACGCGATGAATTGGCCGTCGATTACGTCACGGCAATAGCCAGGGCTACCGATACATAGTCACGCATCACCGCCGCCATTCGATGCCGGCACAGGCGTCGGCCGCTGGCCGTTGCCAGAGAACTTGCCGGCCTTCGGCTTGTTGTTCGGCGCGCCGATCTGGCTGGCCGGTGTGTCGAAGAACTCCGACGCGAACGATCGATAGGCGTTGATCTGGCTGGTCGGTGGCGTGAGCCGCTTTGTGAACTGGTCGATCAGCGTGGCCTCAAGAGCGCAGTATTGCGCCAGCGCGCTTTCACACCCGACGATCGCCTGCCCGCGCGCCTCATAGGCCGCAACCTTGTCGGCCCATATCTTCGCCGCGCGACCCTTGAGCCAAGCGGGCCGGATCACGTCACCGTCGAGAGGTGCAACGATGCGCTCACGCCGTCGGCAGGGCTGATCAGTGCCAGCCACCAGCTTCAATTCGGGAGGTTTTCCCTTCGGTCCACGGCGCGTCATGACTGAAAAAACCCATTTCGCAAATGTGCACGGCCAGAAGTTCGACCCCCCAGCCGGTCCCATGTCCCCGCGGAAAAGTCTGTTGCCACCCCCCGCGCCTCGATCGATTGCTTGCGCTGCGAATGGCAGGGCGACGACGCCATGGGCTGCCAGTTGCCACGGTTCCAGAACAAGCGCTGATCGCCACGGTGAGGGACGATGTGATCCACCATGTCAGCCACGCGACCACACCCGCACGCGCAATAGCGATTCTCAGGCTTGGCGAGGAAGGCCTTGCTCTCACGCTGCCACTTGCTGTCATAGCCACGCTCGCGGGCCGACGGGCGACGTGCATCAGCCTCAGCCTTGCGAACTTGCCGACAGATGCACTGAGCACCACCAGCGACACGCTTGCCGCAAACACAGATACGAGGTGCGCGCATGGGCATGGCGTTACCCCAAGCAACTGATCTCGATACGGATGCACTCACCCCTATCGAAGACCGGCTTCATGTTCGTGATCGCGCGCAAGCGGCCCTGCACCCAGATGCTATCGGAGGTCGTGGGCAGGCGCTTATCAGACGGCGCAATGATCGTGTTCGATGGCGTGGTGACAGCTATGCCACCGGGCCACTGCTTATCGTCCAGTAGGTGTGTGGGCGATATGATGATGAAGATGTTCTGCTGAGTGATCGAGCCGATCAGTTGTTCGCGGGTGAGCGAACGCACGATCGCTGGCACCTTGGCCCGGCTGGCAGGGCGGTTGACACCCGTGCCGCTCAATCGCTCAAGCCATACGTCTTCACCGCGCCTCTTGAGCCGGCGATTAAGCTGGGCCAGTTGCTGGTTCATCAGCGTGCATTCATCCTCACCGCAACGGCCGTGCCGCTGGCATAGGTGCCCGTCGAGGTGAGCTTTGCCCGGTATGCCGAACCTAGGACGCCGTCCTGCACAGTGTTGTCAGCCATCGTGCCGTCGGTCGGCGTAATCGCCGTCGTGACCGGCGTGAGGCCGGAAAGGTTGACCACCTTGATCGCGCCCGCCGTGGTGAAGGCGAAGCACGCGATGTCGATCCAGGTCACGCCGCCGTCTAGCGTCGTCTGCACCCACACTTTGAACGTGGTGCCACCGGAAACGTAGCTGAACTGGCATTCGAGGGTGATTGCCTCAGCTCCTTCCAAATCGGTGATAGGCGTGAACGTCGTCGATCCGGCCGCGGTGACCGGAGAGGCAGCAAGGGTATAGTCGCCGGGGTTGAGCATTGGAGCTTATCCGTTCGGTTTGACGTGAGGCTCAAGCAGGCCTTGCACTTCCGAAGAAAGCCCGGTGCTGTTGCCGCTGAAATAGTCGGTTGATCCGGCGCCATCGACGACTTCGCTCCGAACCATCGGATCGCGGTCGCCGGCATAGATCAGTTGCTTCACCAAGAGGATCGTGGCGCGCTCGATACCGTTTGGCAGTCCATCCGGCAGCGTGAAGCCTGCCCGATAGGTGATCGACGACTTGCCGACGGGCCACACGGTGCTGCAATTCCGCGCCAGCCGTTCGATGATGCCACTTTCAAGATCGATCTCGTAATCGTCTGCGGTGAGCACGTCGTCACCGTCGAGAATGCTCACGATCTCAATCACCGGGTATCGGCTCAGCGCTAGGCTTCGCGCGCCGGATCGAACGCGGAAGGCTTCGGTCACCGTTTCGATCGCGAACACCCGATTGCAGTAGCGAGCGACAATATCGCTCGCCTGAGTGATGTAGCGCTTGATCAGCGTGTCGCTGTCACGATCGGTGACGCCGAGCTCGGCCTTGACGTGCGAGAGCCGGGTTAGGTCTTTCTTCGTGTTTGCTTCGACGACTGTCAGCATAATCTAAACCTAGGGGCGGGTGCGGCCGGGTTCTCGGGTCAACGGCGGGAAGACTGGAATCGGCCACACCCGCCTAAGCGCCGCGTGATGCCATGCCCGGCCATCGGCGCTTTTCACTTATGCCGGCGGGTTTGCCGTCGGCGTGTTGCGAGCGCCGCCCAACACCCACATGCCTGCAAGGAAGAGGTTGCCGGTGTTGTTCGCTGGCGTGACGGTGGCGCGCAAATAGCGTTTGTTGCCGATGTAGCCGAGCTTTCGGCAAACACCGTCATCGTTGAAATCCCAGCCCGCCAGCGCTTCCGTGCCGATCATGTCGGCATCGGCAACGGCGGCAGCGCCGGTCATGTCGCTGGCGTCACTCTCTTCGAGCAACACCGCGAACGTGGCGTCGGCGTCGGCATCAGTGCCGGTCACCATGGCGAGCGCGACACTTTCGTAGCCGGCGCGATCAAGGATGGCCGACACTTGCGCCGTGTTGTCGGTGACTGCCGCCTTCGGCGCGAAGGCCGGGACGAAATGAAGGTTGTTAGCAAGGTCTCGCATGAGCGTGGTTCCTTTGAATGAGCGCGAAGAGCGGCCAGCCGTTAGCTGGTCGCCATCTTGAGCTTCTTGATTGCCGCCGGCATCACAACGCCGCCGCCGACCCAGCGCGTGCCGTGAATGCGGGTGATCGCGCGCGTTGCCTGGGTGTAGGGATCGGTGAGCGTGCCGAGCTGCTGGCGATCGACGATGCGATAGCCGGTGCCGAGATCACCGAAGGCAATCGGGAACGTGCCGCTGGCGATGTCGGGCATGTCCACCGCTTCCGCCACCGGACGGCCAAGGATCGTTTCCGGCTGGCCAGCTTGGAAGCTCGGCTGCCAGAGATAATTGCCCTGTCCGTCTTTCAGCTTGCGGATGGTCGCCAGCGAAGCACCGTTGAGCACCCACACGCCGCGGTTGCGGTAGACGCTCTTGAGCGAGTACATCAGGCCGATCAGCGCGTCGGCGCTGAGGTTCGTGGCGTGACCGTTGGCGAAGTAGGACACTGCCGGATCGGAGAGAATGCCCATCGGCTCTTTGACGCCATCGCCAGCGACGAAAGCCCGGCCTTCCTTCAAGGCGAAATCTTCCGCGAAGGCCTGCCGCACTTCGGCTTCGGCCGCACCGTCGCTGCCCATGAGCAAGCTGTTGCTGAGATCGACATACGTCGTGAGACGACGCGAAGTGATCTCGGTCTGGCCGAACGTCGGTTCGGATTCCTCCGCCTCTTCGATCTCGCCCTCCCATTTCGCGTTCGTGATGCCGACACGCTTCGGGTACTTCACCGAAGGGGCCATGCTGTTGCGGACGCTGGCGAACTGCCGGATTGGGCTGATCTCGGTGATGTCGCGCACCAGGTCTTTCGAGGTTTCGGCCGGTGCCAGATAGCCCGCCGCCTGATCGTTCGCGACGGTGAGCGTCTTGAGCGTCACGTCATCCGTCTGCTGGCCTTTGCGGATGTAGGTGAGCCACGCCTTCAATTCGATGGCGTGAGCTTCCTTCGCATCCTTGGCTTCGTCATTGCCGCGACCGGGACGGTTCTGCTTGGCCTCAATCTTGTCCAAGCGTTCGATCAGCTTCGGATCGACCCCCTTGCCCTCGACAGCTTTCAGGCGATCATCGAACTTTTTTTCGAACTCAGTCGCGAAGTCGCTGAGCGCCTTGGTGACGATCGACGCGGGATCCTCGTCATCGCCCTTGCGGATGATGATAGCAGCGCTGCTCAACAGCGCCTTCGGAGCAACGTGCTTCATTTCAACGTTCCTGTGGTGAGCGCTGCCGTCGCGCGGTTGATGGCCTCGGCGAGGGTGATGGCCTGAATTGCCGACTTCGCGCTTGTGATGCGCGCGCCGGGGTGCATGGGGATCGTCACAAGGGACGCCTCCAGCAATTCGAGATCAGAGATTGTGCGGCCACCGCCAGCGCGGGGCTTTGACTTCTTGACGATCATGCCGATGGAGATGCCCGGCACTGCACCGGCCTTCACAAGGGCGCGCACTTCGCGAGCACGCTGCAGGTCATCCACCAGCATCTTGCCCGACAGGTGTAAGCCGTCTTCCTTTTCGATAGCGCTGTCCCATGCGCCGATCGGATCATTGAAGTCGTGACCGAACAGCATGGGAATCGGCATCGCGGCTTTCGCGAATGCGCCCTTGCTGATCATGTCGCCAACGCGATCGGGTTTGGCGAACGGCCACGCCATTGCGGTGATCAAGCCGGCGTCATCCATCGAAAGTTTCGCTTTGAATACAAGCTTCATGCGACGGCCCTCGGTTTCGGACGCTCTGCCGGCGTCTTGTCGGCATTGTCACCGTTGGCAGATTGAATGTTCGGATTGATGAACTCGTCGCCGCCTTCGTATGGCGGCAGGTTCTCTTTCGCGCGCGCCTCGTTGGGGTTGAGGATGCGAGCGGCGATGGCCTTGGCGTAGGCTTCGAACCGCGCGGCAATATCGGCACGGACCAGGCTGTTCGTGTCGAACTCGACATAGTAAGTGGCCTGCTCTTCGTCGGTGAGCAAGCGAGTGATTGCGCCTTCCCATGCCTTGGCGCGGGGAATGAGCTTGAACGTCAGATAGGCTTGCGATGCCGTCTCAGCGTTCGCCCATGTAGCGCGGCTGAAGTCAAAGATCAGATTTGGCGGCACACCCAACGCGCGGGCGATCTCGACAATCTGAAACGCGCGCATTTCCTGAAATTGAAGGTCGACGCTGCTGAAGGTGAGTGCTTCGAACTCCGAACCATCCTCAAGGATTGCCGTGCCGCCAGCGTTCTCTCCGGAGTGATTACCGCGCCATGAGTTCTTGATGCGGTTATAGGCGATATCGGAAAGCTTCCCCTTCGCCTTGATGATGCCGGACGGCCGCGCGCCGTTACCCATGAGCTTCGCGGCGTGTTGCTCCATCGCCATCGTGAGGCCGATGGCCTCGCGCGCCGTCTTGATCTCGGAAAGGTTACCGAGCGTCGGCACGTCGAGAATGTCGCGCCAGCTATATTCGCGCTGCCCGCCGTTCTTCTCCGACACCTTGTAAGTCGGCTCTTGGTTCAAGCCGCATTCAACGGTGACGGTGGCGAAGTCCAGCTTGATCAATTCGATGATCTTGCCATTCACGCGGTTCGCCAACGCGAAGGCGCGACCGTACATGATGCAGTCGCGTTCCATCTCGGCAATGAAGGTGGTGGAAGCGGTCCAATCGTTCGGACGATCGTGCAACAGCTTGTAGAGCGGATTGTCTTCGGCGCGGGCCTTGCCATCGCGCTTATAGAGATGAAGACCAAGGATGCTGAGCGTGTCGCATCGAACCTGCACACCGATCTTCACCGGCTGACATTCGAGCGCAAGATGGGGCGAGACGTTGATGCCGGCAGCACTACGCGCGCCAGTATCAACCAACGCGGCCCATGCCGACGATGATTGATCTAGTGCTTTGCGCTCAGCGCCAAAGAGGTTTCGCAGACGTTCGAACATTCAATCTTCCTGCCTCGTAAAGTGAATGGCGGAAGATTGTAGAAACGCCAGTGTTATCAGCGTTTCTGAGCCGAACTAAAAAAGCAAAGCGCGGCTTTGCTGCGATTTTCTAAGGGTTTGTTTGAAGAGGTAAGCAGGTCAATTCAGCCTGCCGGTGACTTTCTGCCCAGCGCGTACAAAGCGCTGCGCACCTTTCCAACCAACTCACGATCGTCTCTTTCGTTGCGATGTGCACCGCGCCGTTGATGCCGGCGACCAATAGCGCATCGCAGATGGAATCGATATCGACGCCTTCGCGCTCAAGCTTGGCGGCCGCCGCGCGGATCGCCTTGTGTGCCTTGTCGAGATCACTCACGCCGCCTGCCTCCGCTGTTCGTCGATCTCGCGCCGGGCCATCGCCTCAGCGGCCGGGCGGGACATACCGGCGTCGTATTCGAGGATGGCGGCACGCTCATCGAATGCGGCCTGCCAGTCCTCTTCGTCCCAGCCTTTATCGTTTTCAGGGGTTACACGGGTTACAGGTGTTACAGAATGGGCAAGACATTGAAATCTCTCGTCGTTTTCAGCGATCGGATTTGTAACACCCGTGGCCGATGCCGGGGTTACAGGTGTTACGCCGAAGGCTGAGAAGACGGACGTGTTCAGCATTACGCATCGCCCATCAGCGTGGCCGTGGAAATCGAATAGACGCGCGTGGGGTTCTGAAAGCCGGGCAGCCTTTCCAGCCGCGCCAGCTTGCCGTCGTTCGCCGCGTGCAACATCCCGCGTGAGTGCAGCGCCTTCGCGACCGCCGTGGCGTCGAAGCCAACGCACACTTCGCTCTTCCATCCCTCTGGCAGCACCAGATATTCAATCCCTTCACCGCCGCTGACCTTTCGTCGGAAGCCGACGCGGTTCGGAATGCGCTGGTCGATCTTGAAGCCGCTGGCGTCCTTCGGCGCGAGCTCGCCCATGGCTTCGAACCGCGAACTGCCGTGCGCCTCGATAAAGCGCCGCACCGCCGCGATCGCCTCACGCTCTTCGGCAGGCTCAACACCACCGCGCGCGGCCAGCCAATCCTTGAAGCACCGCGCCGCGCCCTTGGTGGCTTCACCGTCCGGCCAGGGCAGAATGCCCGCCGTGCGCGCCATTTCACCACCGGCAGCGACAAGGCCGAAGCGCGCCGCCACACGGCTCACCTGCCCGTCGGCATTGGGCGGGCAGTATTCGGTCAGGAATTGATCGACGTAGCTCTTCACGGCCGGCGCGATGGCATCGAAGTTGTCTACCAGCGTCTGCATGAACTTGCGGGACGGATGCCCGTAGTGTTCGGCGGATGCCGATTTAAGATGGCGCGCGAAGGCGTCGGCCGACGGGAAGCCGTGGATGTTTTCGAACAGGCCGAAGCCCGCGCCGGCATCGGCTGCAATATCGACGATGCGAACCTGTTGACCGGCGGCAGCACGTCGACCGCGGCCGTCTTCCGCGATCTTGTCGGCAAGACTCAGTTCGCCGCTCGATAGGAACAGCAAGCGCCATTCTGCCGGTGGCCGGGCTTCGCCATTGCGGTTCGCCCTCGACTTGCCGACGCCGTTCGCCAGCATGTAGGCGATTTGGCCGGCATCGCGGCCGTCCACCTGTCCCATTTCATCCAGGCACAAAAGACAGTCGCAGTGCATTGCTGCGACGCCCTCAAGGCCGTTCGAGGTTGCGCGCCACGTCCGCACATAGCCACGGATTCCACCACCGCCCCACACCGAACCGGCGACGACAAGTGCGGTGCTCTTGCCGGTGGACGATGCACCACGGAAGTGGAATCCACCGCTTTCCGAAGTCGTCGGGTACAACAGCGGCGCGGCGAACGCGGTGGACAGCGCCAGCAACAGACGGGAGTTGCCGACGCAGTACCGGCCGACATGTTCCTGCCAGCCCTCGATCGTGCCGGCTTCGCGAAGCGCGTGATCCACCGCGCCATTGGCCTGAAAGATAACTTGCTCACCCATGCTGATGGCGCTCCACGGTCGTTGCAGGGAATGTGAAAGAGCGCTGATGCCAGCCGACGCGGTTGACACACCGCGCTTTGAACGCTGGCCGTGCCATGCTGATGTATTCGTGCAGCGCTTCGCGAGCGAACCTGCCCGGCGCCATGATCAAGCCGAGAGACAGAAGACGCTCACGGTATGTCGCACCGTCACCGGCCAGCATCGCCATGGGCATTGCCCAATACTTTTCGCGATCATCTTCGTCGGTAATGTGCAGCAACCGACCCCAGTCTTCGTTGTCCTGACTGCGGGTGTGGGCACCGATCTCAAGGTGCGAACAGAACCACTTCCATTCGTGAGTGACGCGGCCGGTTTCCTTGTCGGTGCGCTCGATCCGCTTTTCGACGCCATTCCACACGACGCGGAAAGGCGGGCCGCTCAGGTCTTCATCATCGCCGTCGTCGTCGCCGTCACCACCGACGAATGAACGTGCCGCCTTGCGCTCGTCCTCGTCCATGTAGGACGGCAGGAAGGCGGGATCGTCGTGAAGCTTGGCAACCTCATCCGCCGTCCAGCCCTCTTCGATGGCGTCGGCCAAATCCCAGCCGTCCGGCATCGCTTCACCGCGCAGAACCTTTTCACCATTGATCCACCGCCATGCACCAAGCCGACCGGGATGAAGATGCAGTACGCGAGCCGCACCGGCATCGCGCACCAGCTCGCAAACCTTGTCTCCAAAGTCCTGCCCTGGGTGCAGAGGCTTGCCCTTGTCGTTCTTTCTGCCCGGCTCGTCGAAGTCGGTGGCGATCAGCACCGTGCGGCCGGAGCACGGATCGAAGTCGGTGAGGTGCGGGCTTTTCGCGCCGTGTGCCGGCGTCGTCGCCACCATGTCGGGAAACAGCACCGCGGCGGCATCGCGGGCCTTCTCGCCCTCGCAGATGATCACCACCGCGTCGGGGCGGGCGAGCACGTCCGGCAGACCGAACAACGGCCGGGGCGACGGGATGCCCTTGGAGCGCCAGCCGCGCTTACCGTTGCCGAGATCGCAATAGGTGACCGGCAGGATTTCCTTGTCAGGCTTGCCGTCGGCGTCGGTGAAGTCCCAGCGACACACGTAACCGACAAGCTGGCCGTCGGCGTCATGGTACGGCCAGCACCGGGACGGCTCACCATACTTCGGATGCTTGAAGGCGAACGGCGCGGCGTCGGCAGGCACCGGCACGATCGGCGTCTTGCCGCCCGACTTCGGGGCTTCCTTCGCGGTGGCTTTCTCTTCGGCCGTGAGCGGTGCGAACATCTTGTTCATGCGCGCACTCCCAGCATGTCAGCAAGGTTGCGCGCGGCCTCGGCTTGGCCGGTGCCGGCGAGATACGCGGCGAGCGACACCACATCGCCGCCCTTGTCGTCGGTGGCGAAGTCGGCCCACTTACCGGTTCTCATGTTCACCCGGAACGATCCGGCGCGGCGATCGGCGCGGCGCGGGTTGCGAGCAACCCATTCGTGGCCCTCGCGGTGGCCGTCCGGCAACCATCGCGACAACAGCGACGGCAGCGCGCTTAAGGCAGCCGAGTTGATGCCGGTGAAGTCGATACCTTTCACTACGCCGCCCCTTGCAGCTTCTTTGCAATCCAGGCATCAAGAGCGGCAGGGCGATAGAACGGCGTCCCGTTGATGTATTCGATGTCGGGACCACCGCCGATGACCTTCCACTTCGCCATCGTAGCTTTGGTCACGCTGTAGTTATGGGCAAGCTCAAGGTAATCCCTCGCTTGCTCACGTCGCAGTCGCGGCCGTGACCTGAGTTTCGCCAGGTAAGCCACCTCCGTTTCCGCCGAAGGGGCGGATTGCACAGGCTCAGTCATTTTCTCTCCTAACGTCTCCGCCGTTTCGTTTGCCGCGATCAGCGGCAGCTACTCCTTCGACTTTAAAAGGTGTGCGCGGAGCATTCGCGCACGGTGTTGCTTGTCGTGAAGTTCAAGCCACCTCTTTCTTTCGGTGCGCATGGATTCCACCGACGGCCACGGGAACGCGGTATCACTTGCCAGATATTCCAAGTTCCGCTTCTCAAGGACTTCGAACTCGTCGGTTTCCTCTTTCGACAGACCGACACGAACGCGATTGCCGTCGGCGTCGATCGTCCAAATCTCGTCTTCCATTTCTTGGAGTTCGGCAGCCACGTCGATCACCAGCGGCTTCGGCGGCGTGTAGCGCTGCGCCACCTTCACGCGGTCGGCCCACGACACCAGGGACCCCGGCTTGCCGACGGGAAGGCCGTAGGCGCGGCGCTTCATCTTCCGCACCGCCAAGGTAATGTTCACGTCCAGCAAGCTATCGAAGTGTTTCAGGTGATAGCGAGCGCGCTCTTGCTCTTCTTCGTCGCGGCCCCAGCCGATCACCCGAACCGTCTTCTTGTCGGCCTCGATCGCCGACACTGGATCGAAGTCGAATTCGATCGGCTTGCCCTTGTTGAACTCGCCGGCCATGAATTGCTGCATGGCCTCCATCGGGCTCGGCTCGGGGCTCTTAATGAACACCCAGCGCCCGTTGACGATCAGGATATGATCGTCGAAGCGCGGAAGCGCCTCTGCCTGATAGTTCTCGTAGGTGTAGAGGCCAAGCGGGTCGATCTCGCCGGCATAGACCGGGCTATCGGTGAGCGACTTCAATTCGAGGTTCGGTAAGCCGTGCGCCGACCGGTCCACCGACATGATGCCGGACTCGTTCGGCGTGAACTGCTGAAACGGCACTTGGAGAATGTCGCCGGGGCCGGGATTTGGCTTGTCGGTGCTGTAGCAGGGGAAGACAAAGTGTTCCCACACATGCCAAGGCACCACGTCCGTCGGGAGCCAGTTGCCTTTCGGATCGACCATGGGCAGCGATCGAACACCGGCCAGGGCCGCGCTCCAATCCACCACCTGCGTCGGCGTGGAAGCGATCACCGGCGTGGCGGCGATGATGTTGGCCGCGAGCTCCAACGCCATCCCGGTTTCGCTGAGCGCGTGGACGATGGCGACGGCATTGCGGGTCTTCGGATCGACGCGGCGGGTGTGGCGGCTGCCGCGGCCACCGCCGACGACGCCGGCACGCATGTGCGGCAGGTTGAGCACGATCGCGACCGCACGGGGAGCCATGCCCGTCCATTCGCCAAGATCGGCGTCGGAAACCCGCCCCGTCCACCAGTTCAGCACCTTGTCTCGATCCAGCACGAATCGCGCCCTCTGTTCCGCAAACAACGTAACACGTCGTTATCCGACTTCAAGTTCAAATAACGCGGCGCGTGATTTTATTTTTACCCGTGATTGCTTGGGTTTGCTCGAAATGGAAATGCCCGCCGGCCGAAGCCGACGGGCTGGGGCTTACTCGCCGCGGGAAGCGAGTTCGGCCTTGAGCCGGTCAAGTTCCCGATGCGCGCGGTCGAGTGCGGCCGTCAGGCTTCGCTCGGCTTGCTCGGCACGCTCAGCCCGGATCAGGGCTGCCCGCTCACGCTCTTCCGCCGCCAGCCGGGCGCGCGTCTCACCGGCCATCTGGGCTTTGTCGCGCGGGAGTGCGGTCACGCTCCCTCCATGTCGGTGACGATGCTCGCGCCGGCCGCGATGGCCGTGCTGAGCACCGACATGAACCCGACGATCAGCCCGTTGCTTTGATGCACGGTGGCGGGCTTCCCCGCGCTGATCATGTCGGCAACGATCCAGCCCAACAGTGCGCACCAGCCGTGGGTGCGATCGCACGATTGGAGAAAGGCGAGTCCAAGCGCCCGCCCCGCCTCACAGTCGGTGCCGTAATCGCCCGTCGGCTCAACGCACCAGAACCGCCGTTCGTGCTGGCGATCAAAGAACACCAGCGGATAGAGGTCGAAGCAGGACTTCTGCGGCGGGTGCAGCATGACGATGCGCGCGCCTTCGCCTGCTGCGGTAGTCCTCGGTTCGTCATCGCCGCGGCGCGGCGGAAACATGGGGCGTAGCAATGTCATGCTGACACCCCGCCGATCGGACGGAAGTCATTGCTGTTGACGCTGCCGCCGACCTTGCCGACGCCGGGCGCGAACTTGATGACCTTGTGGATCGCCTGAATTGCATCGCAGGAAATGCGGTAGCACTGCCGCGGATTCAGTTGTTCGACGATCAGGATCGCCTTCACTTCGGACTGCGGGTGATCGTTGTAAGGGAAGCCCTTCACCCAGGGCGGCATGTTGAGCGTGACCTTTTTGATCCACGACTGGCACATGCCGGGTTTCAGCAGTTCGGGGCGAAACCAGATGGTGACAAAATCACCGGCGCCCCACGGCTCCGATTTCTGCATCATCACCGCCGCGGCGTGCGGGATCACCGGGTCGAGACAGTCCCCTTCGAGCTTCAAGCAGTAGAGATCGGGGAAGGTGGCCGGATCGATGTAGCTTTGGCAGCGCGGGCGCTGGCGGCTTCACCACCGCGCGTCGGCGGGTCTTGATCCGTGCGGATGCAGCCGCGGCCGACGACATGTCGGCAGCTTCGCGCGCGGGTGCGCGCATCGTCTTTTCGATCGTCATTTTGGTAGTCCTTGGGATAACGGCTTTCCACGGCCGGTTGCCAGCGGGTCGTCACTGGCGCCGGGAACAGTTGGAAACGCCACCAAGGATGACGCGCGACGGTCTTCCCCTTTCGGGTCTTGTATAACCGCCGCCTGCCCGGCATAGTGCTGCCGTTCACGCTGGCGGTTGACCAGCGCGTTCTAAATCGATGGCATGTTTGATCCCGGCAAGGATCGCCCCGCCATCGCCTTGGTGCCAACCAAGCCCCGGCAAGGGCTGTCGGCGGGAGTTTCCACGCTCCGCCCCTATCTCACCCTGATTTGGTTAATTTTGTCCACACCTTTCGGGGCGCTTCGGCGCGCCTGTGCGCACGTTCCACATGCCGCTGTAACACCCGTAACCCGTCGTCGATTTGAGGGTGTTACAAGCCCGGCACGGATTTGTGCCCTACGTTTTCAATGGCTTGGCTGAGGCGTAACACCTGTAACACCTGTAACCCGCATTTTCGATGTATCCCCGCACTGAAATGGCGCGCGCAAGGTCGTGTTGCGTTCGCCCATCACCGGCACAATGAGGATTATGTTGCCCTCGTCGTCGAAGAGCGCGTGCCGCACGACAATGAATAGGCGTTGCTGCCGGCAGGTTGAGGAAGACGGACGATGGCGAATATCCCGCTCACACCGCACTTGAAGAACTATCGCGGCAGCAAGGAAGCGCTGCGCCGGAAGACGGCAGCGTTCAACGCTATGGCGCACCGCGTGGCCGATCACGTCAACACGCTGATGGCGAACAATCCGAGCGAAATTCAGCAGTACCACTTCTATGAGATCGCGCACGATCTCGGCTTGTCGGTTGATGACGTTCGCTCAGCCATATCTGACGGCGGCTATAACGGCATCACGCTTGGCGTTCGCGATGAAGGCCGGCAGGCCTTGGCGTGCTTCAAGCGCGGTTAGCGCGCTCGCCTGCCCGGCAACTGCACCACCTTGCCGACTTCGCACGTCATATAGCCGTGGATGGCGCGCGCCACCTTGTCGGCCGCGGCGATCAGCACGCTATCGAGGTGATGCACGTAGTTGCCCGTCACCGAGCCGGCCGCGTGGCCCAGCATCGCGCCGATCGTGATCTCAGTGAAGCCGAGGTCGCCGGCCACCGAGGCGAAGGAATGCCGCAGCGTGTGCGCAGTGACGCCGGTCAGCTTGGCACGCTCCATAATCCGTTCGATCGCACGCGGCATGCTGCCATAGGCACCTTCACGCCGTTCGGCTGGTAGCAGATACGGCGAACCGCGCTTGCCGACATGGCGCTTGATCACGGCGGTGGCCGGCGAGCCCAGCGGCCTGACCGATGCGCCTTCTTTGCTGTCCTGCAGGCGAAGGCAGGAACCGCTCAAGTCGATTTCCTCAAGCCGAAGCCCGTTGATTTCGCTCACACGGCAGCCGGTCAGCGCCAGCAACCATACGCCAGTGATGCCCTGTTCCGGTTCACCCTCGTCGTCGGCCGCCTGCAGCGCCTTACCGAGTCGACGATACTCTTCCGGTGTGAGACGACGATTGCGCGGCTTGTCGGCCTGACGCTTCGCGCCGCGCGCGGGATTGATCGCAATGACGCCTTCGCTCACCGCGTAGCTGAGGATGCCACCGAACAAGCCCGCGGTGCGCGCGGCCGTACCAGCGCCGCCCTCAACCACCGCCTTGCCGCGTTTCTTCGTCTTCACGACGGTCGCCGTCTTGCCCGTCGTCACGTCGCGGATGAACTTGTTGACGTCGGCCAGGGTGATGTCGCGCACCAGCTTCGAGCCGAGCAACGGCTTTATGTGCCGATTGATGCGCCCGCGGTCGACGCCCAGCGTGCTAGATTTCTTGGGCAACTGGCGCTTGCCCATGATCAAACCCTTCTCGGCTGCCGCGATATAGTCATCGCACAA